GCGGGAATTATCCGCCCAAAAGGTAAACCTTAGTATGGCAGATGATGTCATGGACTATGCTCGTAACCTTAACCATGATACCACTTACATCCAAACGGCACTAGGTTTGATTGAGGAGGGTACTGCAAATGCAGAGCGAGTGTTAGCAGATATGTCAGAAAAAGAAGCCCAGTTAAAAGACTTTCAAGCTAAGGTAAAAGAACTGGGTATTACAGAGGAGATCAATAAGGCTAAAAATGTACTTTCTCATATTAAGATGATGAAAGGTATGTTTAAGGACATGGTCAAAAATGGCAAGAGTGCTATATCAGTAATTAAATCAATTTAAGAGAATAATGGCAAAGAGTACAGAAACCTTGAACCGCATCATGAAAATTTTGAACATGAGCGAGATGATCAAGTTAGCGCAAGAGACACTAGAGAACGGAACAGTCATTGAGGCTGATGAGTTTGTAGCAGGTGCAGATGTTTTCATTGTAACTGAGGATGGCGAGAATGTAGCCTTACCAGTTGGAGAATATGTAATGGCAGATGGGCGTGTATTGGTAGTTTCTAGCGAGGGTGTTATTGGCGAGATCAAAGAGGCATCAGCTCCAGAGGCAGAAGCTCCTGCACCAGTAGAAGCTAACGAGGATGAGAAAAAAGAGGATGAAACTCCTGCTGAGGCTCTTAACTATGTTACCAAAGAGGAACTAGCTCAAGTGGTAGATGAGATCAAGATGAGGATTGAGGAGGTAGTTAAGGAGATGGCTGAGGAAGTTGCTGAGGAGAAAAAAGAGGAGGAAAAAGAGGAGGAAAAGGTAGCAATGTCTAGCAACCGCCCTGCTCGTAAGCCAATGCGCCATAAGCCAGAGGCTAAGACTGCAAAACCCTTAGATCTTAACTCAGATGTAGCTAAAAACGCTACAACCTTTGAGCGTGTAATGGCTAAACTAGCACAGTAATATGAACAGAATTGCTAAGGTCTGGGAGGAACTAGACAAAAAAAATGGCAGACATGCCAACCTTAGCAAAACTGCTAAAGGTAAAAATGTAAAGCTCAGTGTAGCAGATGATATGCGAGAGCTATCAAGATCTCTCAGTGAGGGCATTAGCGAAATTGAGGGTAATTTTGATGAATTAGCGCAGGTAAATTACGAGTACCAAGAGGCTCTAGAAAGAGCGCAAGAACTGTTTGGCGGTATGAGAATTGCCATGTACGATAAACTTGTAGAGGTGGCTTATGAGACACTTGAAAAGGTAGAACAGTCAGCCAAAGATCTAGGTCTAGATCCATCTGATATGCTACCATCTTATGATGAGTTGGCAGAGAACATCTCAGCGATGGAGGATGCTATTAGCAACCTAGAGGATGAGTATAGTACGAGTGAGTTTGGTATTCATGGTTTAGAGTTAAGATAATATGAAAAAAGTAGAAAAGATCTGGGCAGAACTGTCCAAAGGTAAAAAGGGTATTAACCTAAGCTCTAACAAGCGCAATGTAAAACTCAACGCAATTCAAGAGATTGAAAATGTACGAGGTTACAGTGAAACTGCAATGAGTGAGGCATCTTACATTATCCAAGAGTTAATGCCAGAGATGGAGGATAAGTGCTATGAGATCCAGATGCAGGTAGATAACATCATTGTAAATAGTGAGGCAAATGCTTTAGAGGATTTTGCAAACGACCTAGAACAAGCGATTGAAGTTATTGAAAAGAGTGCAAACGATCTAGGCATTGATCCAGAGGAGATCTATGATGAGATTGATGATGCCAGAAACGAGTTGCAGGACATGAGATCGTTACAAGGCGATTGGGATGATCTAGAAAGAGAATACCCATTGGTTTATAGATTAACCAATTTGAAATAAAGTAATTAACAAAAAAAAAAATAAATAGATAGTTATGGCAACTAGCATTACTACTACTTACGCAGGTGAATTTGCAGGGAAATATATCTCTGCATCCTTGTTAAGTGCAGATACTATTGAGGGCAATGGTATCACTGTAAAACCTAATGTCAAATTCAAAGAGACATTAAAAGTATTATCAACTAACGCATTGGTTAAAGATGCCTCATGTGATTACTCAGATCAGTCTACGGTAACACTTACTGAGCGTGTCCTTCAGCCAGAGGAATTTGAGGTAAACCTCACTTTGTGCCGAAAAGACTTTAGATCGGACTGGGAAGCGATTTCAATGGGCTACTCTGCTTACGATCAACTGCCTCCATCTTTTGCTGATTTCCTTATCGGACATGTATCAGCTAAAGTTGCTCAGAAAATGGAGCAAAACATCTGGGCAGGTGTAAACGCAAATGCAGGAGAGTTTGATGGTTTGACTACATTGATGACAGCCGATAGCTCAGTAGTTGATGCAACTACAACTGAGACTGCTTTCTCATCATCTAACATTCAAGCTGAATTAGCTAAAGTTGTAGATGCAATTCCTAACGCAGTTTACGGTTCTGAGGATCTAGCGATCTATGTACCTAAGAATGTAGCTAAATTGTACATCCGTTCATTGGATGGCTTTGGCGCATCTGGTCTAGGTGGCAACGGTTATGAGGGTAAAGGTTCAATGTGGTACGGAAACGGAGCGCAGTTGAGCTTTGATGGTATTCCATTGTTCGTAGCATCTGGTATGCCTAGCGATCACATGGTAGCATGTCGTAAAGAAAACATCTTTTTCGGCACTGGTTTGCTAAGCGACCACAATGAAGTTCGTGTGATTGACACTGCGGAAACGCTTGGAGATCAGAATGTTAGAGTTGTAATGCGCTTTACCGCAGGGGTACAATATGGTATTGCTGAGGAAATGGTGCTATACACTTTGGCATCCTAATTAGGCTTAATTATTAACTATTAAGGGGCGAGTGAGCGATTGCTTGTTCGCCCTTTTTTATAAAACCACATTTCAATGGCATGTAATTTATCAGCAGGGCGCAAAGTTCCATGTAAAGATGTAGTAGGCGGTATTAAAGCGGTCTATTTTATCAACTACGGAACTGCTACCCTAAGCTACGATGCAACAGATACGGATGTAATTGATGATCTCGGATCAGTAACTGCATACAAGTACGAGCTAAAAGGTGCATCTAGCTTTGAACAGTCAATTACCTCATCAAGAGAAAACGGTACAACTTTCTTTGAGCAAACTCTTAACCTCACTTTGACTAAGTTGAGCAAAGAGGATCACAAAGAGATCAAACTACTTTCTTACGGCAGACCTCATGTAGTGATCCATGACTACAACGGCAATGCTTTCTTGATGGGTGCAGAACATGGTGCAGAGGTAACTGGTGGTACTATCGTAACTGGTGGTGCTATGGGCGATATGTCTGGCTACACTTTAACACTTTCAGCGCAAGAGCAGATCCCTGCTAATTTCCTTGAGGGTGCAACTGAGGCAGATCCATTTGCAGGACTGACCACAGATCCATCTGTAACAGAGGGAACGAACTCATAGGCTACTCTCTTAGTCTTTTTTATGTGTTTGGTGTGGGGGGTGCGTTTTGCGCCCCCCTTTTTTATGGGTAACACTTTACCTCTAATTTAGTTATATAAGTATGCACATAGTAA